TCGGAAAGCAACTCTCCGAAAATGTGATCAAGGGTGCCTACACGTCAAGTGTCGTTGATGGTCAAGTCACAGGCGAGCGCATCGAGAACACCAAGGTTTTTAACACTCAACAGGACCCGGTCGATTTTGAAAGTGTCCAGCCCGGCAAGACGTGTGATGTCATCCTCGAGTTTGCTGGAATTTGGTTCGCCAAGAAATCTTTTGGGTCCTCTTGGAATGTTGTCCAGGTCAGAGTTCACCCAGACCCAATCTTGGATACTTACCCAGAAGAATATGCCTTTGTTGACGAGGTTGAGGAATAAAAAAATTGTTGAACATATATAAAAGATGATGAAGAAGGGTCGTACTCAGAACCTCATGATGGTCGCCGCCGTCGCCGTGTTGGTCTACTTGCTCTTCACTATGACGTCCAAGTCTAAATACTCTATTGAAGAACGTGAATATTCCGCGTTTGGTGCCGCTCCATCCGCCGCCGGCCCAGCCGCGGCCCCAGTGCGAAGTGGTTGTGGTATGGAACGTGGTGTTGGCTTAGCCTCCTCCCTCCTCCCACGTGAAGTTGCGTCTGCTGAGGACTTTGGTGAGTTCGCTCCAGAAGACATCCTCGCGGGTCAAAACTTCCTTGAACCACGTCAACAAATTGGTTTCCCAGAGACCGTTGGTGGTGCTTTGCGTAACGCGAACCAACAAATTCGCGCGGACCCACCAAACCCCAAGGACCCATTTGTGTGGAACAACAGCACCATTGTACCAGATTTGATGCAACGTGATTTGTGCTAATTCGCTTAAAGATTAGACCTTAGCTTTATGTAATAATGTCAGTGCCCAACGAACTCTCTGCGAGTGTCGCCAAACTTGTTGAACTCTCCAAACAGCTCACTGAAGCAAAATCTGATATCAAAATCCTCAATCAAGAAGAGAAACGCCTCAAGGAGGCGGTGAAGAAGCATATGCTTGACCAGGGTATTGATACCATTAACCTCAGGAAAGGTAAGATTAACCTCCGTACATCCGTGCGGAAAGGGACTATGAATAAGGACGCTATCCGCGAGGGACTTCTCAAGTTTTTCGGTGGCGATGAAGCCAAGTTGGAGGGTGCCCTGAACGCCATCCAGGATACAATTAAAGTAAAAGAATCCACATCTATTTCGTTAACTGGGATAAAAGAGAAAGCCCAAGAAGAAGATAAGTAAAACCAATGGTTTGGAGTCAATACGTTTACGAGGCGAGTGCCAACACAGACGTCATTCCAAGCGATGAGGAAGACATTGAAGATGAACTTCATCTCAGTATTGAGGATTGGCACATCAAGTACTCAGATGAACTGTGGGCGTTGTGGGATATAATTCAACAACTCCTCAAAGACGCATATTTGGAACACTCGCTCCTTACAGAGTGTGATTTCTCAGATTTTGCAGAGTTTTGTTACACCGAGCACGACGATGATTGTGACTACGTATGGATACCATATGAGTTCCACTTGTCGTACATTTGGCGTCGAGTCCAGGAGTGCGTTGATGATTTGGGCATGTACAACGAATTTATGTCTGGTGCAACATTTGACCACTGGGTTCGATTCGTAGCCCAACACAGTATGCAAAATAATATAACAGTATATTAAACCATGCTCCCCGATATCACGTCCCAAAAGGTCGCCATTCCAGCCGCTCTTTTTTTGGCGCTCAGCCCAGGTGTTCTCTTGACCACCACGGGCAAAAACGTCAAGTTTATGTCCGGTCAGACCAGTCAGATGGCCGCTATGTTCCACGCACTTGTGTTCTTCCTCGTGTACAGTCTCGTGGCCAAGGTGATGGGTCTCGTGTTGACGAAGACCGATTTGATTGTGACGACGGCGCTCTTCTTGGCGCTCAGCCCAGGTCTCCTCTTGACCATCCCACCAGGTTCTGGTGGTCTCATCCGCTCTGGACAAACGAGTGTCGCCGCGGCGTTCACCCACTCGGTCGTATTCGCGGTGGTGTTTGCGCTTTTGCGTCGTCAATTTCCTCAATTCTATTAAATAGGAGGATGAGGTACCTTGTTTTAGGTCCAGCCTCAATGGGTATATACTCATTGATTGGAACTCTAAAGGCACTTGAACCAAAACTTGTCGATGTAAAGGAAATATCCGGAGCATCCGCGGGTTCAATTTTAACGCTTATGTTAGCACTGGGGATGTCTGTGGATGAGATTCTGGAGGTCTCTTTATCACTGGATATCTCCAAACTTGTTAAAGTACGCATCGGCTCCTTCTTTAACAAATTTGGTTTTGTTGATATGGAACCCATCCGTGATACACTTGTAACTATATGTGGGTCTGACCCCACGTTTGAGGAATTGGATATGAAGATTTACGTGTCGGCGTACTGTTTGAATTCCTCGTCGACGGAGTACTTTTCTAGGGATACACACCCCAAGATGAAGGTCATAGATGCAGTGTGTATGAGTATAGCAGTGCCTCTCCTATTTTCGTGTGGAAAGTACCAGGGTCGGACGTACGTTGATGGTGGAACGCAGGAGCAGTACCCAGTGACGCCATTTTTAGATAAGAAGCCACACGAGATTACGTGTGTAAAATTGAAAATGGAACAGACGTACCAAGACAATATAAATAATCCTAGACAGTTTGTGGAGTCTCTCATTAGGTCAACACTCATAAATCGCGTCGAGTACAAGGATAGTTCAAATGTAATAGAAGTAAATGTAGGTGATACCAATATTTTCGACTTTAGTATGTCTTATGAAGATAAGATACGATTGTATAATATGGGGTACTTCACTGTTAAATAATGCATAACAATTTTTTGTTAGTTTAATATAAATGTTAGACGCGTGCGATCCAGACGCGGATATAGAAAACCTCAGACAATTAATCAAATTGAACACGGGGGTAAATATTAAACTCACAAAAAGTCAAATATGCCAAGCGTACGATGAAATTCAGGGGGGTAAATTGCCTTTACCACCACTGGTTATGAGTTCTGATAGGACTTACTTGGTTGATAAGAAATCACCTTTGAAGCCAAAAGACTATGAACTTCTTTTTGACGCAACGACAAAGCGCGTAGACCTCAAGAGAATTGCGCGCAAAGTTGGTCTCAAGCAGGTTGAGCAGAAGACAAAAAGTCAAATTGTGGATGCTATTGGCAAACGCTTGCGTTATATGAAAATTCACGAACCCGTGAAGTTCGCGAGACAGGCACGGATTTCAGTTAATAGAAACACAGCAGTGAACAACACAGCAGTGAATGTTAACGTGAACACCACCAACATCAACCGAGTGAACACGAACGTGAACCGAGTGAACACGAACGTGAACCGAGTGAACACGAATGTGAACCGAGTGAACACGAACGTGAACCGGGTGAACACGAACGTGAACCGAGTGAACACGAATGTGAACCGAGTGAACACAAACGTGAACCGAGTGAACACGAACCGAGTGAACCGACCAAAAAATTCTAAATTGTCGCTCCCAAGTGGTGGACTCTTTATGCGAGGTGCACAACCAAAGTTTTTGGGTGGAACTATAAATGCGGTGAAACAACCCAAGGAAAAGAGGGGATTTTTTGCGAGTCTCTTTGGTAAAAAGGAAAATAAGAACTTTATTGCCTCCAATAAGTTCAAGGAATCCAAAGAGGGTTATGTTTTTAGAAAAGGAGAAAAGGGATTGGGTTACTACTTAAATACAGGTCGCATTCAGGGACCTCAAATACCATCGGCTAATACCATTCAACCAACCCTAACTAATGGACGAACAGGTAATAATATATCACTTGACCTCGCCACTGCCCAAATTAAGCAACTTGGTCTCAAGAGAGAACAAAAGTTTTTATCGAAACTTGAAGCTGGTGGAGTTCAACGTAAGAGAGTCATCGCAGAAGCTGAACAAGCCAAACAAGAGGAAAATGAACTCGTGAGCTTTTTGGAAGGTCTTAATCTAAATAATACGAATCGTAATACATTTGTTCGTCGTATGACTACCGATGACTTCAAACAAATCAAAAGCGAGGCACAAATAAAGGCGGGCAAAAATGGTATGACGAATGAACAAAAGATGTCCACATTTCTCGAATCCCTCACGATGAATAACGCGAATAAAAATTCATTTATGCGTCGCGTGAGAGAGGAGGGGTCTAATGTTAACGCGCTCATTGAGGAAGCCAAAAGTCTTGTCTCGTCCCAAAAGAATGCACGGATTTCAAAGAAAAAGGAAGAATTCCAAGCTATGATTACAAACTTAAAATTGAATAATTCGGATAAAAATGCTTTGATGAACCAAATTGAAAATACTACAAATTTGAATACTATGAAGAACCGAGCACAAAAACTTGTAGAACAGAGAATGGCGGAAAAGAAAGAACAAATCGCGAGTAATCTTGCGTCATTCTTGACGCCCTTGAAGATTAATCAATCAAATAAGAATACTTTCTTGCGACGATTCAAAAATGAAAATGCAAACATCAACAGTATCAAGAGTGAAGCTCTCGCGCTTGAAAAATTGGCTCTTAACATCAAAAACACGAATGCGATTTCAAATAAAAAGCAAAAACTTCAAGAAGTTTTGAACAAGACCAAACTTTCCAACGTGAATAAAGATTCTTTCCTAAATCGGTTGAATAACAAAAATGCGAATATGAATACAATCATAAAAGAAATCAAGGCGCTTAATACAGTTTTACAACAAAAGGACAAGAATTCATTTGTAAAATTCTTGAATGAATTGGGTCTCGATAACGCAGATAAATCTGCAATGATTTCTAAATACGAATCAAAAACGCTCACAATAAATGCTCTCCAAAACAACGCGAGAGCATTGAAGAAGGCAAAGGTGAATCAAAAGAAGTCTTTGAACCGAAAAATGTTGAAAGACTACCTCGAGAGTGTGTCTTTATCAAATGATGTGAAAGCAAATATTGAGAGACGATTTAATTCTAATGAAGCCAACTTGAACACCCTACGAAGTGAAATCAATGGATTGATTAAGAAAGCAAAGAATACAAAGTTGGCTGAAAATAAGCAGAAGTTTGTGACGAATGTAAGGTCTACAATTCTTTCACCCAACGATCAAAATGTATTTATTCGAAGATTAAACACAAATAATGTGAACATTCCATCGATGAGATTGGAAGTCAACCAAATGGTTGCCAAAATGATTGAAAAACAAAAAAGCAGAGACCGATATGAACTTGAAGAATATATGAAGACAATTGGACTGTCCAATACAAACAGAAATTCAATTCTGGGTAAGTTTGATGCAAATAATAAACTTACAGTTGAAAGTATCAAAAAGGAAGCCAATGCTATGTTACAGTTACGAAAACAGGAACAACGGGGTACGGATGTAGATATACTCTCTGTACACGCCAAGAAACTTGGACTCCCACAAAAAAACATAAATAGCCTTGTGAGTCAACTGGAGCGTGAGAGTCTAAATTCTTTGATAGCCCAAGCAAATCGAATGTCTAAAAATGTACGCGATAAACGAACTCGTGAACGCGATGAACTGTACCAATACATTAATAAACTCAATATGAATGTCGCAAATAGAAATGCGATTATGAATAAGTTTAACACAACAAATGCAACGGTTAACCGACTCAAGAATGAAGCGGGTGAGATACAGAAAAGTCGTAGGTCTGAAAAGAGAAGTAGTCTCCGTGAATTCCTTGATACACTTGAGTTGAGTAATTCCAATAAACGGGGGATATTAAATAAATTCAACGCAAACCAAAGTGTGTCTTTGAACGCTTTACGAACGAACGCTGCCGAACTTGTAAAACAAAGAAAGAATAAAAAACAACTTGCATCTAGACTTGAATTGGTTAAACATTTGAATACACTTGATTTAAGTGAGTCGAACAAAGGTAAGATACTCAAGAACTTTAATGGTAAAGTCGCCAACTTGAATACACTCAAGAACCGTGCTTCACAGATAAGTGCTCAACGCAAAGAACTTTCAAACTTGATTCGTGAATTGGGTATCAATGGAACAGAACTTCTCAAGAGGTTTGATAACAAGGTATCGAGTTTAAACAATCTCAAGGCGAATGCGAAGAAAATGCGAAACCTTATACAGGCAAAATCAGTGAGTAACAAGAAGGATAGACTTCGTGACTATATGAAAAATACACGTCTCACAAATACAAACAAACAATCGTTTATCAACCGTGTAG